TTATACAAGGTGGGGATGATGATGGCAGCGAGCCCCTTACGCTATCGAGTTACACCTTAACTACGCTTGTAACTGCTATAAATGCTTTGGTCAAGGGCTGGACTGCGACCTTGAACCATTCTGATTGGGGTGTGTGGGATGCCCCTGAACTTCTGCCCTGTTCTGGCTTGCATTGCCTTAACAGTTATGCCTATGTTCAAACCCCTTATGAATCGGAGATTGATTTCGCAATAATAGGGCAGCGTAATCCACCTTATAACGGCAATGTCGGTGAGCTTCGTTTACCGATAGGATTTGCAAACGGCAAACAGAATGTAATTGTACGATATACTGCGGGCTACCCGACAATTCCCGATGACTTGGAGCAGATATGCTTGGATTTGGTAAAAGTTTATTTTAAGAGCCGAAATACGGATAGCACAGTTAAAAGCGAGAAGCTCGGCGACCATTCAATAGCCTATTCTGAAGAGGGTGGCGGCGGGGCAAGGGATATTCCCGCCCACATAGCGAAGCGGTTAGCACCATACAAAAGATGGAGCGAAATAATTTGATTACTGATTTCTTTAATTCGAGTGCAGTTGTGCAACAGCTTACGAATACGAAAACGGCTATGGGCAGCTTGAAAAAATCATATACAAGTAGAATAGCGAGTCTGCCCTGCCGTTTATCCGGTAGAATTTTTAGCGAAACCGATGAATTTGGAAAAATGACGAGCCGAAGAGGTTGGCGATTATATTGCGAGGCAAATTCAACAAACAGAGCGATAGAAGAGAGCGACCGGATTACTTTAAGCGGCCATACATACGAAATCAAAGCGATACATAATCCAGGTAATCTTAACAGGCATTTACAGATAGATTTGGCGGAAGTCGAATGAAAACTGGAATTGCAAAATGGCACGGTAAGCAGGTTTTTACTCTTGCGACTAAAGAGAATGTGAAAGCTATGCACACGGCGGCCTTGTTGCTTCAAAAAGATATAAAAACGCATTTTACAGGCGGTGGCCCAGGCGCAGTTGCAGCAGAAAAAGCAAGGCGGGCGGCAGGCGGTAAAATGCGAACTGGCGGAAAATCTCCAGCAAGTAGGCCCGGACAGCCACCTGCGATTCAGTCAGGTATCTTGCGAGCTTCGATTATGACGGATGTTACGGTGGTTGGCGGAGTGAATGTAATTGGCAAAGTTGGCCCCGATGTAGATTATATCGCAGCAAAAGCACCGACAGGGACAGATGTAAATTATGGTTTATATATGGAGATTGGTACTGTTCCACATACTATCAGAGTTAAAAAGGCGAAAGTATTAAGTGATGGCTCAACCTTTTTTGGTAAACAAGTTTCTCATCCTGGTACTGCGCCGAGACCCTTCTTGCGACCAGCGTTAAAAAGGACAAGGCGAAAAATAAACCAGATTTTTAGGAAGGCAAATAGTTGATAGCTCAAATAGCCAAAGCGATAACGCAGAAGTTTAACAGCGAGGCGGATTTGAATAACGCCTTGGTGGGCGGGCTGTACTTTCAGCAAGCTCCACAGGAGGCGACTTTCCCTTATGGAGTATTCTATTTTAACGGTGTTACTCAACAGGAGATTATGGGTACGGCGGATGATAGCATCCAAGAAGCCGATATACAATTTAATCTTTTCTCTGAAAAAGAAGATGGTGGCGAAGAGTTGGCGATGCTTTCAGAGCTTTTTAATACAGCCTTTAACTGGCAAAGCGTTTACGCAAACGGCTATCACTATATCAAGATGCAAAGAGAGAACATCCTGCCGCTTATTTATGTGGATGAGATTTGGCAGATAACTATGAATTATTCCTTATGGTTGCAGAAGAATTGATATGGCAAAAATCAGTGTGATTATACCGGTAATTCGACCAGAACTTGCAAGGCGATGTATTGCTGCGGTCAACAAGAATATGAACGGCAATCAATACGAGATTGTTACGGAAGAAGATACCGGGCGGATTGGTTGTCCGCAAATGGTCAAGAGATTGGTATCGAAAGCTAAATACGACCTTATTTTATTTCTCGGCGATGACACAATTCCGTGTCCGAATTTTGCGGATAACGCTCTAAAAGCAATGAATAAATTGCCTGATGGATGGGGATTGGTAGGTCTTAATGATGGCGTAACTAATGGCAGTATTGCCGCAACACATTGGCTTGCCGACAAAAGACTACTGCCGTTACTGGACGGAGAGTTTTTCTATACCGGCTATAAGCATACCTATTGTGATGTAGAGTTGCTTAGTCGATGCAGAAGAATGGGGCGGTATATTTGGGAGAAAGATGCCAGACTTACCCACGACCATCCTATATTCAAGGGCGAGGAACTTAAAGGTGATTATGCCAAAATCTATTCTAAAGAATGTGTTGAGCATGACCGCACTTTGTATTGGAAGCGAACCAATATAAGAAATAATATGGCAAAAATTCTCGTAGCAACTCCGCTGGGCAAGGATGTCAAAATTGATACAAGAACGCTAATGTTCTTGCAAGAGGAGATGTCTCATTACGCAGGATTGGGTTGGAAATGGACTACCCGTGTAGCTTATCCAGTAGCGGATGCAAGGAATGAAATGATAGACGAATTTCTAAAGGGTGATTATACACATCTTTTCTTTTTGGATGCCGACACAATTCCGCCGGATAACACAATAAGCAGACTGCTTGAACACGACAAGGATGTCGTGGCCGGGGTTACTCCTGTTTGGCTCAAAGAGGCTTGTTGGAATTATCAAATAGAGAGGGACGTAAAAGTTCACGCAGATTTACCACGAACTGAACTGTTTCGTGCTGCGAGGACGGGCGGAACAACCATACTGATAAAGCGGCACGTTTTAGAAAAAACGAAATACCCCTATTATGATTGCGAAAAATGCAAAAGCGAGATAACGGGAAATGTTGAGTATAAAACGGATGATTATTATTTTTGCGATAAATTGCACGAAGCCGGTTTTGAATTATGGATTGACCCGACAATCGTATGCGGTCATATGCAATATGTTAATTTAATGGATATGTTTTTTAAGGAGAAAAATAATGGCGGCAATTCACGGTAAGAAAGGTTCGGCGGCCTTTACGGGTTTGGTTTTCGAGATGATTAGTTTTACGATTGATGCGACTGCTGATGTGGCGGATGCAACTGTCATGTCCTCAGTGGCAGTAACATCTTTAACCCATTGGAAAACTTATGTGGCTGGATTTAAGGACTGGACTGCAACGGTAGAATGTCTCGAACCGGCGGCAGGCGGCGGCGTGGGCGCTTTGGGGACATCAGCAACATTAACTCTCGATGCCGTAGATGGTTCGGCTTATTCCGGCTTGGCTATCTGCACGGGTTTTGGACCTACGGTAAGTAATGATGCTGCGGCAGCTTTGACTTTAACTTTTCAAGGTAACAGCCAACTGTCAGTAGCATAAGAAAATTCAGAAAGGAGCTTTGTTATGGCGGCTTATCATGGCAAGCAAGGCAAAGTCGAGTGGGTTTCGGGACAGGTTACAGGCAGCGTTATCGATTGGGCACTCGATGCGGTTTGTGGCACAGTTGATACAAGTGTTATGAGTCATGTAGCGGAAGCGACAACATCGCACTGGAAGAGTTATACGGCTACTTTTAAGGACTGGTCAGGAACTTTCTCGGTACTTGCAAGCGATGGAGGAATTGACCCTGACCTTGATGCGGATATTGCACTGGATACGGATGGCTTGGCTTTGGAATTGTTCGGGGGAATAGTTGCACAGACAGGGCAGGGCGATTTAACTCCTCGAAAATATACCGGCAATGCAATAATTACAGATGTGGTCATGTCAACAGATAAAGAGGATGTGGCAAAAATAACTTATACATTTCAAGGGTCAGGAACTTTGTCGGTTACGGCAGTCGATTAGGGAGATTTGTTATGGCAGTAATGGCGGGTAAAAATGGAAAAGTAATCTGGGACGCCTCTGCTACTGATATAGGTTTGACGTATGTTCAAAGTTGGACTTGTACATATACTCACGATAATGCGGAGATAACTTCGATGCAGGATTCATATCGAACTTATCTCACAGGGCATCAAGATTGGACGGCTACGGTTGAATGCTTATTACCGACTGGTGCTTTACAGATACCGCTTGGCAGTGCTGTTACCGGCCTTGGTATGGCCGATGATACGTGCCAGCTTGAATTGTATTTTCATCACGAAGCAGCTACTAAGTATCGGGCGGTATATGGCAATGCAATCTGCACAGGCGAATCTATCGGCGAAACTGCCGATGGAATAGCGACTATAACCTATACTTTTCAGGGTATCGGACAATTGAAATGGTACAGCAGTGCTACGGTAGAACCAGGCGAATAAAATTTAAGGAGAAACGAAATGGGTATTAAACTCGATGGTTATGCCCGCATGCATAGAGAGATTATGCTCGGCGGGAAAAAATGGACTTTCTCGGAATTATCGCTTTCGGACTTTGCACAGTTCAGGGCGTGGGTAATTGAATTACGAGAAAAGAATAAGGACAAAAGGCGTGAACGTCTTATTGAGGAAGCAAAAAAGATAGGTGGTATCGACCCATTAAAACTTCTTGAACAACTTGATAAACCTTTAACTGATAGCGAAGTCGAAACGGAAATGGAAACAGTTGATGGTATGGGTTATCTGGCCTATCTATCTTTGAAATATCATTATCCCGAAGTTACGCTCGAAAATGCTATGGAGTTAATCACTATCGAGAAAATACCAGAAGTTGCAGAAGTAATTACGGGCGGAATGAAAGCCGAAGGACCTAAAAAAAAACGGGTGACACCAAAGAGCAAGAGCTAACTTGGTCAACGGCGATAGGATTAGTACGCAGGTTTTATAGTGAAAGTTTAGAGGCGGTAATGCGAATGACGCTAAGACAATTTATTGGTTCATTGCAGGAGATGCCGATTATTCTCAAAATGGAGATGGGCGATGAGGCAAATGAGAAAGAAGTACCTTTATCAGGAGCCGCCGGATTTCGGGCGATGCAAGCAATGATACCGAAAGGAACGAAGAGAAGATAATGCCACAATTAGGAACTGCTTATGTAGTTATTAGAGCAAGTTTAGCGCCGTTAAGGGCGGGACTGAATCTTGCTAAGGCCGCTGTTACAAAAGCCATGGGTACTATTACAGCTATCATTCGCAAAATGGGCAGAATGATTAAGCGAGTGTTTCAAGCGGTTATTGTAGCAATCCTTGGTTCGGTTTATGCTTTTGGAAAATTTGAAGAAGCAATGCGCAGGGCGACGGCTGTTAGCGATACTACTGAACAACAATTTAATAAAATGTCAGAGATGGCGAGAGAAACCGCAATACGCCTTAACATCGGTGCGCACGATGCAGCAGAGGCGTTTTATTTTCTCGGTTCTGCCGGATTGAGCGTGTCAGACCAAATCAAAGCATTTACTCCTGTTGCAACTTTAGCAAAAGCCGCTGTTATAGATATGGGTTCCGCCGCCGAAATGGTTGTTGATACGATGAAAGGTTTTCAAATTGGCTTTGAGAATACTACTCACGTTACGGATGTTCTTGCTAAAACAGTAACATCAAGTAATACGACTTTTGCTCAACTTGGCCAGGCAATGTCTATGGTTTCTGGTGTTGCAAAAATGACCAATAATACATTAGAAGAAACATCGACCTTGCTTGCTGTTATGGCGGATGTTGGTATTAAAGGAAGTAGGGCTGGTATGACTCTGCGGAGGTCGTTGCTTAATCTTGCTGCACCAATGAGTGACCTGCGTAAGTTAATGGCTGATTATAGCATTGAGGTTTATGATGCTAACGGCAAGATGAAGTCAATGTTACAATTAGTTGGTGAGATAAGTGAAAAATTAAAAGGTGCAACGGAAGCCCAGAGGAATATGGCTTTCAAAACTCTGTTCGGAGCAAGAGCGATAGCAGGGCAGATAGCCGTATTTAATAAAGGTAAGGATGCTTTAGAGGCATTTAGGAAAGCACTTCAAGAAGCAGGGGGTACAGCAGCGGAAATTGCTGCAAAACAACTAAATGCTTTAGGGCAGCAGTTTGGAATCCTGCGAAAAATATGGCGTGATACCGCTATAACGATTGGCAGTTATTTAGCGCCAGCTCTACGGCTATTGATAGATTATTCAAAAGAGATGGCCGAAAAAATTGGGGGGTATCTAAAAAAGCACGAAGCTGCCGTCAAAGGGTGGGCGTTAAGAATAGCACAGATATTCATTGACTTATCCGAATATCTTAAAACAGACTGGCGGGAAGCTATAAAAGGAGCACTCGAAGCTACAATACCTCTTTTTGAAGCATTTACTAAAATTATCAAGAATATGTTTGCGAGATTATGGCAGGAAATAACAACTGCCTTTGGACTAAAAGTTGCAGAGATGTATCTTGCGGCAATGGAAACAAAAAAGGGCTGGTTGAAATGGATGGGATTAAAAGCATTTGCTCCTGATGCTATAAAAATAATGGAAGGCGCAATGGCGGGATTGGGCAAAGGGGGAGTAAAGAAACTTGATTACGGAAAAATTATGAGCGATGCGGTCAAAGAAGGGTTATCAAAATTACCACCTGCTCTTAAAGATATATTTAAGAATTTGGCTCCTATCTTGGAAGCTGCCACTGGTACTGCTGCTGGCGCAGGTGGTGCGGGTGGCGGAGGAATACAATTAGGTAGTGGTATAGGTGGAGTTGGTGGAGCAGGACAGAAACTTGGCTTTGTCGGACTAAAGGAATTATGGCAGAAAATGGCGATTGGGTTAGGAACGAAAAAGGATAAGACAATGGATGATATTGCAAATAATACGAAACGAACTGCCGATGAATTGGAAATAGCAAATCGCCATCTTGCTGATGCCGATGAATGGGGGGCAGTCGGGGCTTAATATGGCTTTATATTCGCCGAGATTTGGTATTGAATATGACCACCTTCCGGGTTCGCCGCAGGAGAGCGGTTCGTGGGATTCTTTTACTGCCACATGCAATTATAGAGTGGCCTGGGAGAATAGGATTCGTTTCTATCAGGATATGCTTGGCTTCATTTCTGGCTCAACCGTATATCCAGCACATCAGTATATACCAGAAGGAAATGGTACGGTTTATAATGTATATGCAAAGACTGCTGATATTGAACCAATTAGGGCAAAAAGCCCTACTGCCGGAATCACTTATAAATATGCGAGATTTACTATCAATTATAGTTCGCCTGATTTTGACGAGCCGCCGGAAGGTGAGACGGTCTATGTAACCGAATCTCTTGAGCCCGCAGCCGAATTTATTACCTTGAATCGGGATGGTCTTTATTTCGGGACGGGGGCAAGTAAGGTTTCGTTGAAAGACCAAAACATCGAGCCGCCTGCAAAAATAGAACGGATGACGGATTGGGTTTATACTTTGCACAGAGTGTTAACTTTGCCAAGTGAAGTATTGACTCTGCCCGGCAAGATAAATAGTGCGGCAGTTGCTTCCCGCTCGCTTAATACCACTTGGCCCGCCCTTACATTGCTTTGCGGCAATCCCTCTCTTGAAAGACAGATAACAAGTACGGGAGTTACGGCTTGGACTATTACTTTTCGTTTTACCTATCGCAATCACGGCACGGCTTCAGTACCGTTGGGATGGCAGCACTTTCCACGAACCGATACCGTTGCTACGGGCAACGCTTTGTTATTTGAGCGAATAACGGATGGAACGGATAATATAAAGATTTACGAGGAGGCGAGTTTCGCTGGCCTGATTATATGATAGTACCATTTAGACATTTAAGGGCACGCAAGGATAAAGTCAGTGCGAAACAATATAACCGTCTTGTCGATTTGGTCGAGATGATGGCCAATTCAATGCTTGCCGATGGCATTATGGCAGGTGGCCAGATATTAAAAAGGCGGGTAACTGGAAGCGGTGGCGGTATCAATATCAAGATTTTTGAGGTGCAATCAGTAGGAACAGGGGATGGTATTTATAACTGTTATGAGCAAAGTTTGGATGCAACCGAATGGGCTGATACGGCGGGTGATGATAGATTTGATGATAAGAATGAGACTTCGGTTGAAGTTCTAAATCTTGTCGAGAGTCATTGCCATTCCAATTATGCAGGAGGATTAGCTGTTGGCGATAGAATGCATTGCTGGCAATGGCTTGATGATGAAGGAACAAACCGATGGGTGGGCGTACCTTTTGCCCTTTGGGGTATGGTGCGTCCTGCAATGTGCCAAGGTGATGCAGGGGCTACTACTCTAATGTCAGTTAAACTTGTGGATGTGGATGGTAATGTAGTCGGCGATGCCTTTAATGCAATTTGCCCAATAGCTGGCGGCACTGCACTTAATGCGGCTATTCCAAGATTAGAAGAGGATGATGTTATCTTTATTACGAATATAGGCGGTATCTGGTATAACGTCCAAACATTCCAAGCAAGTGAAGATTGTGATTGTTATGAGGCTCCTTAATTATGGCCATAAAAGTACAATTTAATCCGAGTACGTTGAAGGCAATCTATAATCCTGCAACGAAAAAAGTGCAGACTTATAATACAAATCCCGTAGGCAATGATTGTGAATTTTGTAATTCGGGGGAAACACCAAAATATATTAGTGTTATTATATCAGATATAGTTACCAATACTACTTGTACTGCCCCGGG